GTGATGGTATGCGTAGAAATACTATAAACGTTATACCGCTTTGGTACGAAAGCGAAAATATGGTTCGGTTGGTAAAAGGTAAACAATATGCAGACTGGCATAGACCTAGTATTGATAAAATGTTTAGACGCCGTGATCCTAGACATTGGAAAGCTATATGAAAATACCGAATTCGTGTATTCTGTTTACCGTATCTGACAGTGTTCTTTGGTATAATGGCGATGGCATGACAGCCCGCGTAGTTAACGCAATACCATTAAAGGTATTTAGAACTGTGGCTACTATGGTACCTGGTAAACACTATGCAGACTGGCATAGACCTAGCATTACTGCAATGCTTAAGCGTAGAGATCCTAGACATTGGAAAGCTGTATGATTAAGCCGACTATAGGTAGTATGTTGATTTCGGTTATGGGAAGTATATTCAAAATACTTGACCATGATCGTGCTAAACTATTAGTTCCTGGGCCTGAGTCTATGCTTGATATCGGGCAAACTGTTTTGATCCGTCGTATTGCGCCTATAAGTTACTATAGACGACGGGATCTACGAAGGTGGAAACCATGAAAGCGTTAAAAGGATATTATGTATCTAAAGCCTATAAAGGGCTTTGGTGTAAAGGTGCAAATCGAATGCCGACTACGGGGGTTGATAGCTTTGATAGATCTGGGGTAGAAATACTTATACCGGGCTCTTATGCCCAACATAATGAATATGCCTGTAAAGGAATGATAAAACCCCACTGGCTTATATCAGATCTTGTTCCTATAGGCCGAAAAGACCCTAGACGCTGGCGAGTGAGATTGGACTAATAATATGCGAATACATAATGGTGATCATATAATTCGTGGTAATGGAGATATCGTTTTAGTGACCAGTTATATTGACGGTAAGGACTGGTTCGGAATAGGGGTGAAAATTGGCGAACCGTACAGTGGCGTGAAATTTGATGCGGTTGTGTTTTGGAATAGAGAGATGTTAGCGTGTGTTAGGCGTAGGGATTTAAGACGATACCCTAGACAGGTTCGGGGAATGTTCGGTCTATTTACTCCTACTATAGGTGGTTAAATGACTATAAAGCTTTGCAATCCATGTATTATGAAGTCTTTTAGATCCGGGGCTATTGTGTTTCATGATAATGCCTCGGGTCATCGGAATCCTTTTGCTTCCCTTAATGTTATATGCCTAGTCACCGGATTTAATCATAACCAGGGCGTGGTCGGAATCGCTGGCGATCGGTTTAAGTTCTGGCGGCGCGATGTATTAGAACTATTAAGTAGGCGCAGAGACCCTAGACATTGGCTTAAAAGTAAACCTGATGCAACAACAGGGTTCTATGAGTAATATTAACAGATATAGACTTGTTAGGTATGTAACTGGTGAACTAGCTACAAATGCGAACGGAGAGAGCACTCTGAACTACCTAAAGACTCCCTGGCATGCTGTAGACTTTATGCCAGGAGATACCGTGTATTGGTCGGTTAGTAACACATTCCCCGCACGAGTCGATCCTCGTAGAATTACTGATAATCGGTTTATCTGGAGGCCTAGTGCGCATAAAAAACCAATGTAATACGATTCTTATTACTGATCTTGGGAGCCTATGGCTGCATATTGATGCGAATGATGTCCAAATGCTTAGACCGTCAAGACTTTCGTTTTATGCAACTGGCGAACATACCGCCATTTCCAACGTATATATTGCTCGTGTTGCCGTTAGACGAGATATTAGACGATTTAAAGGAATTACATGACTAAATATAGAGCTGGAGATGTTGTTAGAAGTGTATATTATAACGTACTCGTTAAAATAGACGAAATTCTAAAGAGTGAATCTTACTGCCTGGCTACCGCTATTACCGAGTGCGTCAATAAAAACTTAGGCTACTGTATAGTTGGAACGCAGTATACTTGGGTCTTTACTGACTTCTGTGCATGTGCGCCTAGAAGAGATTTACGTAGATTTACTAAGACAAAGACAAAAGCGCCGGTACATGGGTATTAAGAAGTACTATACCGCTGGTGATATCTGCCGAAGCCGAGCATACTCGTGCTTGGTGGTTGTCCAGGCGCCATACACCTCTACTTACGACGCGTGCTGGGCTACTGTTATTTCTAGCATACAGACAGAGCGGCGGCGTCTTATTGCGGGCTACTCCTATGTATGGACTGCAAGTGATCTTTATTTAGTAGTTAGAAGACGGGACGTGCGAAGGTTCATCTCAATGGAGACTATAAATGAACCCAATTAAAAACGATATTATTACGACAGTGCATGGCAACATACTTCTCGTTATTGGTGCTGTGCACGGAGAGCCGGATATTACTGAGGCTGTACTGCTCCGAAGTAGTAGGCGTGCGGACGATATTGGTGCGCATCTCATTGTTACGAATTCTAATATAGTGCAACGTGCTAGGCGGCGTGATATAAGGAGATATGCATGGAGCTTAACTCCCAAGTGGACTTAGTATGCAGACCTGGCGACCTGGTAGTTACTTTTGATGGTCGGCTTTATGCTATAAAATATACTTGCAAGGTCGCCATGCACTACGGTTATCTAGTGTATACTGGTACGGAACGACTCTGTATGGTGCCTAGGGCGGTCTCTATGATTCTTCCTAGTGAAGCGGTAAACCGGTATAGACGAAGGGACTTAAGAAGATATGCGAATACATAAGGATGATATTGTTATTTCTAGAATTGGGAATATTGTGGCAGTAGATATACCCTTGTCAGAAAGTCGCTTTGTGAGCGGACAGTTGATTAAGCCGGCCCGTGGGTTTGAATCATATGTCGGGCAGGGATTTGAATTGAGTCGAGAAAATCTCACCAGTATAATTAGACGTAGAGATTTACGAAGATTCAAGTTTCATCGGTGCTATCAGACCCCGTAGCCTGAAAAGCACTAGCGATACTAGGCCATCTGCCTAGGGCATGGTAAATACACATAACCGCAAAGTTACATGCGTGCACCATATCATCTGTACGTCTAGACATTCTGCGTACTAATCTCATAGGCGCGGCTCTAGGGTTTTCTACGTACTCTTCATAGATAGCAAAGAAGTCTTTAAGATGATCGTTAAAATATTCATCCTTAGCAGAAAAGATAACCTGCTTAGTCTTTATTAGCTCACAAAGCAGTATAAGACTCCTAGACTTCTCAAGCATATAACTACTACGTACACCAAAATGTTTAGGGGGTGTATACTTTATGATTGGTGCATTTCTAGACGGCTTAACATATGTAAACGGGCATATCCTATTTTCTGGCCATCCTGCTGCCTTAACCAGTTCTTCCATGACGTTACCTTGCCCGCCATAGTCCATAGCTAGCCAGTCTACTCGGGCATCAGCGGCTATTTGAGCTACCATACGAGTTTCTTCGAAATGCTTAAGCTCATATGGCATCTTATATAGCCATGGAATCTCGATAACACCATCAGGCCGCATACCAGCTATGGCTACAGCAGTATTCGATATAAAGTCCTCTGAGTCTGAGGTCTTCTCCTTACCACGACCACCCCAGTCTACTCCTTGGGCTAACATAATATATCTATCATGATTAACCTGCCCAGGAGACTCTATAATCGGCCCAGTACATGCGGAACGCAATTCCTCGGCAGTCAGTAGCTTTGCACCGGCATCAAATGATTCTCCTAATATCTCATTATAAAAAGCATATTTAGGCTTTTCTTTTCGGAAGTCTAAAATGACTTTCCAGTCTTTAGGGGATTCATAATGCATAGGCAATATAAGCTGCGAAACTCTATAGCCCGAGAATGATCTACGCCGCGCTGGGAAGTCATGAATATAATTACCAAGCCTGCTATTAACTGGCTTACCGCAGGCACTACAAATAAGGGTATGTTCGCCAATCATCTTTAGTAAATCACCATCAGCACAGGCTCTATTAAGGTGTTTACAGCCGGTCTCCTGACATGGTATATGCCAGACTGCTTGAGAGCTGAGATCCCAGAGCAAATGGATAGTATTATCAAATGTCTTAGGAGTACCAGTAAAGCGCATGAACTTAAAGCGAGAGGCCGACATATTCGCCTCAATAATAGCTAGATCTTCATAATCCATATCCTGAATCTCGTCTAGATCACATTCATCAGCAGGAACACCGCGAAGTCTACTCGGATCGCCCTGGCTATAACTATAGAAGAGATTGGAATTATTACTTAACGATCTTTGTAAAACTGAGTCGCCATTACCAGTTAGCATAACCCTTAAAGGACTTGTCATAATAAATGGCCGTACGTAGTTAGTAGAGAACTTACGTACCTGCTCGAAAAAGGGCATGACCGTCAGTAAATTATAATTACGTATAAGCGCGGCTCTTAATACCTGTGAGGCCGCTAAGCTAGAGCTTTTAGAGACCTGTCGTCCGGTTATGTATAGCATCTTACGGGGTGCGTTTTTAAACCGGAACATGGGCTCGAACATGAAATGAGACCATTCCAATGAATACGGTTTATCCTTTAATTGGAAAAACAGTGGTAGTAATTTATCTAAGGGCATGTCATAATTACTATTCACATAGTCAATCAATTGACTCAAATGATTCTGCAAATGCGTAGTAATCAACTTATCTGTCATACTGTTTTCATATATACCTAACAAGAAATGTCAATCTTATGGATACTAAAGCCTTCGAAGCTCTTCTCAACTCTAGGAAGCCGGAACTGACTGTTATAGTCAGAGAACTAACGGCTAGTCAGGCTATTCAGTTAGCTGAACGGTTGGAGAGTGAGTGTAAAATAATAGACAACCAATTAGCCGATGCCGATGAGGTAGAACGTAAGCGTGGGTGGTATAATCGAGCTGAGTATGCTCAACAAAAGAAATATGACCTTATAACCAGGCTGCGTAGATTTGCCGATAACCCAAAGTCTGAAGATAATGTATTTGTATACCCGGCAGCCAGAAAATGCTATTATCTTCTAGAGAATCTGTACGAAATTGTAGAGAACCTCTTAGACCGCGCAGAAGCTGGTGAGCCTGTAAAGTTAAATAAGTTAGAAGACGAACAGATGTCGGATGCTGATCGGTATCTTGATATCAATGAACCCGCTGTTATAGAAGGAAAAGGCGAATGATTAACTTGGAAGAGTGCCTGGACCTTAAAACAATTAAAACGTCCCATTCCAGACTATATGATTTCCTTAGGGCCTACTGCTCGGACTGGGATGGCAGTATAGGGCCAAAGCAGTACTATAGAGTTGATCTATCAAATCCAACAGTAAAGGGGATGCTCGAACGGCATGCTCCTGAGCTACTTAGAGACACTACGTTTTTGACTGTACTTTTATAATTGCTTAGTGCTTGAGTGCACTCTCTAGCTGCAAAGCCAGCGTAGGTGGCTAGGGCGTTAGCTGGATAGGTTATTATGTCTTACGTTACATTAAGCCCGATATTCTATGTAATATTAGGGCTTGTTATTTTAGCCTGT